GGCGGCGGAGCGGGGCGGCTAAAGCACATTTTCGTTTTGTTCCTCGAAGATCCGGATCAAGTACTTGACCACTGAGCGTTGTCCAGACTTGAAAAAGATTTCAGGAACATCCTGATTTAGTTCTGCACAACGCTCTGGGAAATTCTGATCTAGAAAGACGATCAGTTCCTGACTCAGCCTAGGAATAGGCATAAGTGGGAAAGTTTCCTTAGATAGGTTGGCATTAGACATTGTTCTTCTGACTCTGGGTGTAGGCGTACAGAATCACCGAGTAGTTGATGATGTCCAGAATGGTATCCCGGAGGGCTTCATCCTTGACCTTGAACTCCCCCGTCGTGATGAAGGTCGAGAGTCGGGACATCTTGTCCGTCAGCCGAACCATGATCCCAGCCTCCGTCTTGCAGATCCCCATGGCCTCGCACCGAGTGAAGTTCAGGAAGGGATGGGTATCGTCCTTACCGCCGGAATAGTCGTGGTTCTTGCGCTCTGACAGACCTCGGGCCTCGTCCGTCAGTTCCTTGTGCATCGACAGCAGACGAGTGCGGTTCATGGCTTCCATAGTGCAATCTCCTTGGTTTCCCAGTTGTATTCGCCGTGGCGCAGAATGCGGGCACAGCGGGCTTGAACAAGTGCGTACTCTTCGTTGAATCCCGCGTTGGTATAGGCTTCGAGGACTTCAGACCACTCAGCCTTCTTCAGGATCTTGGCAGCAGTCACAGGACCTACCCCATCAAGGCCCGGGTACCCATCGGTCTTGTCCCCCGTCAGCGTCTGCATGAGCCAGTTACGGTCGGCCTCTTCCCGGGTGATCATGGTCGGAATCTCGTCCTTGTCGGGATTCCAGAGCCATCCGGGAATGCACTTCAGATCCTTGTCCGAAGACACGATCACGGAAGCCCCGTAGGTTCCTTCGGTGTGCAAGATCCCTAGGATATCGTCTCCCTCCAGTTCTGGCTGCTCCATCACAATGTGCTTGGTCTTCAGCATCTCCTTCACAGCCTTGTATCCACAGGGCTTGCGACAAGCCTTGCGATGAGACTTGTACTCGGGATACACGCGCTTACGGAAGTTGTCCTTACCAGTGAATGCCAGCACAAGAGTCGATGCTGAAAACTTGGATGCCCACTTGGACAGAAGGTCTTCGCACAAAGCCAAGGCTTCCTTGGGGTTGCTGAAGGCAACATCCGTCTCATCATCAAACCGAGCAACGTATTCCGTGGCCGAGCAGATGGAGTAGATCAGGATGTCGCCGTCGATCAGCAGCGTGTCGATCTTGGTCATTCTTCCGCCTGCGCTTGGATGGCGTTGGACAAGACCTCCACTAGCCCGAAGGAACCGTGCATTGTGGACTTGACGCATATGCTGTAGTTGTCCTCGCTCTTGGTCTTAGCAACAAATCCGATGAACAACATCTCATCGAACCGCTTCTTGAGTTCGAGGATCAACTCGTCGGTTTCCATGTACTCAATGGGTGTACTCATATTTCAGCCTCTTGAGATGCCTGAGATGTCGAAGACGTTCACGGATATCGGGTGCCCGCACAGCGGCGAATAGAGAAACAATCTGGGGATACTTGATTACTGAGTACCGCGCAACGCAGGACAGGTAGAACAGAGCCTTGCGTCCATACAAAGTCCATACATGGGTGCCATCTTTCCTGAGGCGAATACTGCCGCCCCACCTGTCCTGCATCTGCGCTAGAACGCCATAGTGTTGGTTTGTGACCTCGACGCAGGGACTGCGGCACCACCGCACACAGCCCTCCCCATCGAGCAAACCAGCCGCATAAGCGTTCAGTGTGTTTCGGCCCAGTTGGCCCCCACGCGGTACTCGCCGTCTAAAGCGCAACGGAAGTTGAAGTCCGCCCCTGCCTGACGAATCGCGCATACGACCATGGTACCGAGGTCTTCTGCGTAGTCGGGATGACAAGTGAACTGGTATTCGTCATGTACTGAAGCCACTTGCTGAACATCGGCGGATGGAGACATTGCTCCCCAGATGTTCGACCAAGCCTCGACACAAGCCTGCTTCATCACGACGGCTCCGGCAGACTGGAGCAGGGTGTTCAGGGCCGCGTGTTCAGACCGGGGATACAGGGGCCTGCCGTCGAGGCCGCGAAGGAAACCATGGGCAGCCAAAGACACAGACACATCGTCCTTGAGTCGCGCATATGCAGGAACCTTGGCCTCAAAGTTAGCCCGAGCCTTGGAACCACGCTTCTTGTCCCCCCCTAGGACCATGCCCAACTTGTCGTTTCCTGCTCCATAGATCAGGGCATAGATGGCTCCCTTGGCTTGGTTTCGAGCGGCCTTGTGTTCCGGGTTGGTCTTGTCCTGAACCGCGTCCTTGGTCAAGCCAAAGGCCAGAGCGTTGGCCCAGTGAATGTCTCCCTCAAGGATGGCCTTGGCGTATTCCCCATCGTCATACTTCCCAAGGTAGTGGGCAAGGCACCGGAGTTCAAGACCCGAAGCATCCACGCCAACAAGGACCCGGCCCTTGGGAGCCACGAATAGGCTGCGATACTCCTTGTCAGTGGGAACCTGTGCCATGTTGGGACTTCGGTGGGTGCAGCGTCCCGTGATGGCACCGTTGGTGTTGACTCGTCCATGAAGCCGTCCGTCCGGACCCACAGCCTTCATCCAAGCCTCGTCTCCATCAGCCAGTTGCCCAAGCCGCTTCTGGATGGTCAGGTAGCGAGCCAGAACCTTGGCCTCCTTGTATGGCAGATCCGACAGCACCGCTTCATCGACCCGGGGCTTGCCGTCTGGGGTGAACTCAGTGGGCACCCACTTGTGCGTGTCGATCAGCCGCTGTGCGATCTGCTGCCTGCTACCGGGGTTGAACTCCTCGACCTTCGCCTTCAACTTCTTGCCCGTCTTCTCAGAGATACGTTCCGTCACGATGGGTGGGAACAGTGTCTTCAGACTGGAGGCGATGTCGAGGCTTTCCTTGAGAAGATCGCCATGCAGCCGCTGCGCCGCTCCCATGTCGAACGGGAAACCCGTGCGCTCCTGAGTGCGGATGATCGATGCAAAAGCGTGTTCGAGGAAGATGGCGTGAGCAGCCCTGTTGATGGCCGGGTGAGCATTCAGGTGCTTGTACAGCGCAACCGTGACCCGGACATCCTGCTTGCAGTACTGCCGCAGTTCTTCCGTGTTCTCACTGAAGTCCGGAACATCTGCCTTGGAAATCCCAAGACGAACACCCCACGACTTCAGAGACTGGCTTCCGATCAGTTCCTTGGCAAAGCCCTTGATCTGGAAGTCCCGCTCACGCTGGTCTGCATAAAGCAGCCGAGCCATGATGAGCGTGTCGAGAACCCGGGCGGGCTGGAACGTGAACGACGGCTTCAGTTTCTGAAGAGCGGGAAGATCGAAAGCCTGAATGTTGTGGCCGATGATCTGGTCGGCATTCTGAAGGAGGGTCAGGCCATCCTCTAGTTCCACAATCTGTGGCTCTTCACCGTCCACGCTGACGGCCATGCACAGGACATGCTTCAGGTCCGTCAGGTTGAGCCAATCGTTGATGGCGTTCGTTTCGATATCGAAGTAAACGATCATGGTGTTCTCCTCGTTCGGTCTAGAGTCTAGACAAGGTCCTTCAATTCCCAGCCACGACGCTCGCACTCGATCAGTAGTTTCTTCAAGGCAGTGTCGTGAGCCGCCTTGAACTGGACCGCATCCATCGGGTCATCAGGATACTTGGCCGTGTACTCCCGCGCAAGGGCCTCCCAACTGGTGTTTTCCTGCCCAGCCGGGACATTCCGCAGATACACGGGCCTCGACGTATATCCGTAGCGGACAACGGTGGACAGCAGTTGCGGGCTGATCCCATACTTGCGAGCAATGTCCACCTTCTTCATGGGAGTCTTGACCAGTTGGCGGATCTCTTCGACCTGTTGATCTGTCAGTTTCCTAGTTCGCATCTTTCATCCTATCTAGCCGCAGTACGGCTCGTTCGAGTCTTGCCATTGCCTTGTTGAAGTCCTGCCTGTTTTGTTCCGTATTCCGCTTTCGATTCCAGACATCCGTCACATCTCTCGATGCTTCCAAGATCGTCAGCACAATACGTTTCATGGATCTTGTGATCATGCGTACCTCTGCAAGGCTTTCCAAGCCTCTGGGAAGCGATCACAGCAATCGCTCTCAATATGCGAAGCGATCTCCTGAGTCTCCTTCTGAGCGGTGCTATGTGAACGCTGCGTGACTACCCGATGGAAAGCCAGCAATGATCCGGTCCAGATCCATTCGGTGTACATACCAAGTGGCAGCACCGCTCTTGCCTGTTCCGGACACACGCCTTCCCTGAGAAGGTTCTCATACATCCGCTTGGCGAGTTCGCAGGCGTATGCGTAGTCCTGAACGAGCCGCTCATTAGTCAACAGTTCCTCACTGCTGCCTTGCTTGACGTTGGGAGCAGCCTTCCGAAAGGCTCCGGGCTTCCAGAAGTCAATGCCCGTCTTGACGTAGCGGCGACTGACTTCGTTCCACACCAGCCCGACCTGATGCTTTGCCAGTTGGCGAGCAACGAAGATCGGAGCCTTGATGCGAAACTTCAGGCAAGTATGAGCAAACGGAGACCAATGGTTATGCCTCGCCAAGAAGTCCAAGAGCGAACAGTTCTGCTCTTGGGTGTACTCACAGGCGTCCTTATCGAAGGAGACGCGGGCAGCATTGACGATGGAATCATCATCACCCATGTACTCCAACAGCACAACCTCATGGTTGGTTTCCACGCATCCGTGGTTGTTGCAGATGTTGCATTCGCCACTCATAGTCCACACTCCTCATCAAGTTTGGCAAGTCTGTTCATTGCTTCCTGCGAATACAATTTTTGGTCGATCATGTCACGGATTGCCTCCAAGTGTCCGTTGCTGTCTGCCCCATGTTCGATGCGGCAGTCAATCTCATTACGAATCTGACCTATTGTGAATCGTAGCCAGTCTGCGGTTGCGTTCACTTGCCGTCCTCCTGTCCAAAGCAATCCCAGCCGCGAGACTCTGCGAAGTGGAGCATGGTTCCGTGCTTCACATATCCGCTCTCGTCCATAGCGGCACGCTCACAACACAGCCGTCTCGCCTCGTCGCGCTCGGCAATCAGATCCAGCACGACGCGCTCAAGTCGCACAATCTCATCTGCGGCGTCGTCCATTAGGCACGGGGCAAAGCACTCGCGGTTCGTCCGCAAGCGGTTCACAATGTCAGATTTCATCGTTCATCTCCATTTCGATTTCGGACAAGCGTCCGGTTTCCTTGAAGTACCGCAGCATTCCGGCAACACCCGTGTCGCCAGTGAAACGGTTCTTCAATACGCGCAACACCAGTTCATTGGGATTCTCGCCCTGTTGATTCCGCTCCAGCCCGATCACCGCATCAGCCAACTGGGCGATGGAATGGGAGCCTCGGAGTTGGGCCAGCGAGGTGGTCGCACCTTCCTCATGCCCACGGTCTCCATCCGGCCTGCGGAGGTGGGACACCACGAACATGGCCGCCTGTGTCTCCTCAACGAGAGAGCGCAGGGAGGTCATGGCATTATCGATGAGCCGCCTCTCGTCTCCGTCACCAAGCCCAGACACAACGATGGACAGGTGATCGAGAAAGATGTAGTCGCACCCACACGACTTGATCATGTACCGGGTTCGAGCCAGAAGATTCTCAGGATCTACCGAGCCGAAGTGGTCGAAAAGAACCACCTTCGCCACGGTCGCATCGAACGCTTCTCGCTTCTGGTCGCCGCTGATTCCACGATCTTCCCAAAAGTATGGCGGTGTGTTGAGGTGGATGCCCATGAGGTTTCGGCCCGTCCTCTTGACCGATTCTTCCAACATAAGCAATCCGACCTTTTTACCTGACCGGATGAGGTGACACACCATTTCTCGGCACACAGAAGACTTGCCAATACCCGTGCCCGATGTAAGAACAACAAGTTCTCCCTTTCGGATTCCCAGCAACTTCTCGTTGAGGGCCGACCATGGATACGAGGTCGAATCGTTGGAATCGTCTTCGTTGACTGTGTCCCAAAGATCCGATCCCAGAACCACTCCATCAGGTCTGTAAGCCTTTGCACCATAGACCGCATCGATGACCTTCTTTCCTTCGCCCGCAACATGGGCTTCGTTGGCATCCTTGTAGTTCGGGATGGTTCCGATCTTGGCCTTGCCGGGAGTCAGCAGCATGGCGCACTCCTTGGCTGCTGCCCGACCGGGCTCATCATCATCGAACATGATCACGACGGCGTCGAACTTCTCAAGCCATTCGAGGTTGTTCTGGAATGCCTTGAGCGCACCCGCAGCCCCCGAGGGAACAGACACCACAGGCCACTTGTTGCCGAACAGTTGGCTGATGGTCAGGGCATCAATCTCGCCCTCAGTCACGGTGACCATGCGCCCACCGTCACGCCACAGGTGCATCCCGTACAGTGGCATCGACTTGGTGTCGCCCAAGGAAATGAAGTCCTTGGAGGGGAACCTCAACTTCTGAGCCACGACTTCGCCTTCACGCACATACTGGGCGACATGAACAGGCTGTCCGTTGAACTCGCCCAAGCCGTAGCCCCAGAAACGGCAAGTGTCCTCTGAGATGTTGCGCTTCTTGAGTGGCGAGAACTGGACCGGGATCAGGCCCGTGCGGACCTTGGTCTCCGGAAGCGGCTCACCCTGCCCGACCTCGTAGTACTTGCAGCCGAAGCAGTACGCATGTCCATCCGTATAACGTGCGAGGTTGTCCTTGCTCCCGCAGTTCGGGCAAGGCTCATGCTGAACGAACTCCGATTCTTTGTGGTCCTTCACGGTGTTCTTCCCATTCAATCTCTATGCGCGGCTCGCGGCTGTACTGCTTGGTAGCCTCGATCCGCATGATCTGGACATCGTCCTCCCACGCCCATCCATTGAGCGAATCGAGGATCGACTTGATGTGGTTGTCGATATCGCCTACGGGCCAAACATTCGATGGCTTCTTAGGCGAGCGGCAAAAGAAAGCAACCTTTACTAGGAGAGGTCCCGAGAGGGGGCAGCCCTTGGGCTTTTTCATGGCCGCAAGGGCTGCCTTTGACTCTCGACGGAACCGCTCGTAGGTCTTCCCGTAGTATGCAAACCCACGCCGCGAGATGCGGGGTCGGCTGGCAGGCGTTGGGTCAACCCACACGACGATCTTCATCAGAAGTCCGAAGAATCTTCGTCGGTGTCCGTGGTCGCCTCGGTCGCAGGCTTGGCGCGGAAGCCGTTGGGATCAGCCTTGAACCCATAGGCATCGAAGTTGTCGCCGGGGACGTACTCCTTCAGGTCGATGATCTGCACCGCCTTGAGACGAAGGCTGACGCCCGCGCCGACCATGGCCGTGAAGAAAGGAACGACCTCGAAGGCCACCTTGATGCGAGAGCCGGAGCCCACATTCGGGGGAGTCTGGATCGCCATGCCTGAAGCGTCGAACAGCACGGGCTTCTGCTCCCACGACTTCTCTTCGTTTCCGGCCTTGGCCTTCAACTTGAACTTGATGCGGACCTTGCCCTCATCCGTCTCCTTGATCGGAAGATCAGCCCGCTTCAACTTCTTGCCGCCCTTGCTATCGCACGTTGCCTTGTAGGCTTCGTCGGCAGCCTTGCGGAGGGAGGCGATGAAATCAGCAGCAGGCTTGTTGCTGGGGTCCATCTCCAGATCCACACTGTACACACCGTCCTTGTCGAACTTGGTGTCCGGGGTGGTCAGGCGGGGGTAGATCGCGGTGCCTTCGGGGCTGGTGATGCGAACGAACTTCTTCTTGGCAGTGGCACTCATGTGAGTTCTCCTGTCTAGACTCTAGACTCAGTTGAAGTAGTAGTCAGAGTCCTGTACCTGTGAAACGTCCAGAGAACCGTACTCTGGAACAGAAGGTATTGTAACAGAAGAAGGCAGGCTTGTCAACACCATCTGCCGGAACTCATTGAGCAGATCCCGCGAGAAAAGGTCAACTGTGGCTGCACGGACGCAGGAAGACACCTTCATGTAATCGCCAGACAGGCTCAGGATCTGGTCATGCACAGAGCCAAGGTGGTTGATTCCGTTGGCTGCACACAGATTGACCGTGTGTCCCAATAGCCCACCAAAGCCGTCAAGAGAGTGAATGTAGTTGGCGGGGCCGCCATTCAGCGCCTTGCGCTTCGACTGGACGCCATTCTCCTGACGAAGGCTCAGGACCTTGGCCTTGGCTCCGATGCGCGTCGAAACGGTGATCACATCGTAGTTCTCGTAGCGCATCCGGACAGGGAACCCGATGGGAGTCATCCAGAATGGCGTGACATCGTTGTCGATCAGTGCGGCCATGCAGGCACGGATGAAGTTCATACCACGCTGGGCGGAGCCGACAACATCACCAATGGATTCCCAGATGATCTTGCCCAAGAAAGCCACTGGCTTGTAGGTCTCAAGGCCGAAAGGGTTTCCTCCAACCTTGCGAACCTTATCCTCCAACCACTCACGGGTATAGCCGATGCAGGAATGCAGCGTCAACCCGTAAGGCAGAGTCATGGTCTGGCGCTTGGTTGTGGTTCGGTCGATTCCCAGACGCAGCAACTGAGGAGCCATGGGATCGTCTGATGCCTTGAGGCGTTCGATCACCTTGTCAGCAACGAACTGGTATGGGTCGGACGGCGCTTCTGAAGGCAACACGTTGGTTGCACGGGCAGCCACAGGATCACGCAGCAGCATCGAGTAGATCTGGAGACCCTGAGTCGTGGCGTCCATGGCAATGGGCAGGCTGCTGACAAAGCCCTTGCCAGTCTTCCACAGCCCATTCAGTTCACGACATGCCGCCACGAAGGCGAACGGCTCGTCTGCTTCAAGCCACATTCGGTTGGACCATGGGTCACAAGCGATGTCATGAATCACCTTTCGGTTGGATTCGACCCACGCGATACGTTCCTTCGAGGGCTTCTTGTCAAGGCCGTACTTGTTGGCCGCCTGAATGTACAGAGGGTATTGATCAGAATCGGTGTTCAGGGCCTTGCCATCAGCAAACCGCAGCATGGCCTTGGCATAGGAGACGCCTTGTGGATGCAAGAACAACGGCAGGGGATAACCACGACCACGGAAGTCGAGTTGGTGTGGGAACCACAGGCGACCGTGTTCAGACATCTTGTCTGCAACGAACAGCGCCTTGAGCGTCAACAGCCGCTGAGACTCATAAGACTCGTTCAGGAAGTGGATCTTGGCCGCAGCCTTGCGCCATTGGCGTCGAGCATCTTGGTCGGTGTCAATATTGACTGGCTTGGTGGGCAGTTCCTCATCACGGGATGGAGGAAGCCCATCAATGGCAAGCCCTTCCTTCCAACATTCCTTGACGAGTTCACGGATGTAGTGATCAATGGTCCACGGCGTGTTCTGAATGAAGTTGACCGCAGAATAGACCTGTGATGACAGTGAAGATGACAGCGATTCCTGATACGACTTGGACCGACTCTTGACCAGAGGCCGGGGCTTCCACTCAAGGGACGCATAACCGCCCACCCACGGGTTGTTCCACTCCAGAGGCTTCTCGATGGTCGGAAGGAACATGGGTTCCAGCGTCTGGTGATATTCATGGCACTCCTTGATCCATCGGCGGATGTCCTTGGAGGGCTGGATCACGCAATAACGGCGTCCCCGAGCATTCAACTTGGTGATGATCTCGATGACCTGTGTCCGTTGGCTCAACATCTCAACCAACAGAAGTCCGACAGCGAGTGCGTCTGCCTTGGCCCACCGCTTGGTGACCAGATCGACGGCCTTGGCGGCATCACGGGCGAACCGACGCTTGAACTTCTGGCCGACGCGCTTGAACGTCTTCTTCTGAATCGTCCGAAGGAAGTCGGGCTCGTTGGCAGCCAGTTCTGCGAGCAAAATCTCGTCTTCGATGGCCCGACCAACGGCAATACAGGTGCCCGTGAGCATACGCTCGGTCGAGAGGGCATCAATGATGACCTTAGCAGCAATAACTGCGGCCTTGTCTGGATCGATCTGCTGCAAGAAAGGAAGGCAGCGATGGCGACGGCCCGGGCTAGAGCCTGCCTTCCGCATCCAAGTCTGAATCTCGTCAGCGAGTTCAGTTGTGCAGCGGTTCAACATCATCCGCCCGGGGATGGTGTTACTTTCAGCGGCGAGACGGTGAGCCTTATCGGTACGGTTCTGATACCGCTGTCGGCCCAGTTCAACCATCTCCTTATCCAGTTTGCTCTGCCTCATAGTCTAGAGTCTAGACTAAATAAAAACCCTCCATACCCATTTGGATACGGAGGGCGGAGAAAGAGAGGAGAACACCACCGGAGGTGGCGACTCCATGGTATCAGTTCATTGCGTAGGTCTCGCGGAGAGTGTGGTCGAATGCCATGACGCGACGGGGCCGCTCCATGGGATTCATCCCCTTGGCGAGGTGGGTGTATGCAGCCTGAAGATTCCACAGGCACAGGTTCGGCGTCTGGTAGTCGAACGACGGCTTGACGGCCTCCTCGTAGAAGTCCAGCATCTGGGCCTTGGGCAGGATCCCACGGCGGGCGATGTCCACGGTGAACGCTGCGATCTCGGCGGTTCCGATCTGGTACTCCTTGAGACGATCCTGCTCGGTGTGATACCGATGGACCTCGCCCTCGAAAGCATCCACGGCTGCTTGAACAAGGGACGGCAGGCGGCTCCAGATATGGGTGGTGTGCTTGGTGCGGAGAACGCGATCAGCGATGATCAGACCGTTGCTGCACACGAACACACGCCCACCGAAGATGATCCGTGCCGACATGGACTTGTCGTAGGAGTTCATCACGGCAATGGTCCACTTGACCCCACCACCCGTATCAGTCCCCGGCAGTCCATCACGCACAACATCAATGCTGCTGACGAACAGAGGACGCTTGTGGTGGACCTGATGCAGTTCGTTATCGAGGCGGTAGCCGCACTGCTTGAAACTCGTCAGGACGAAACTCCAGAGGCTGCTCTGGGAAACCGGGTAGAAGGTGTCGGTCGGTTCTGGAACCGGGATCGAGGCGATGTTCGTGAGATCACGGTAGGTCTTACGCGGGGTACGGCTGAGAACGGTAGTCATTGTCTCCTCTTTCTGTCTAGACTCTAGACTCGGGTGGGTGATTCACGGCAACACGGAGGAAACGCTCCTCGTCCTGCGTGATCCACAGTTTCTTCGTGTCTGCTCGCCACAAGGCAAGCGATGCCAGATTGAACGATGTCTCCAGATCTTCGTGCATCCAACCGATATAGGCACGGTTGATGGTGTCCGTCAGAATGAACGTGGTTCTCGTTGGGATCTCCATATGTGTATCTTACCATGAAAATGGAATCCGTCAACAGGGAAGGCGCGTTGTTGGGTAGACCATGGTATGCGCGCCCCACCATGGGCAGAGAGGATCAGGCTTCGACTGACTTGGTCAGACGCTCAACGAGTGCCGCCACACAGGTGTCGCGGAACTCCTGATTGTTGATGAACTGACTGACCAGTTGCAGCGCGAGTTGCTTGTGGTTGATGAACTGGGACAGATCGACCTTGTCCGCCATGCGCTCAGACAGATCGTCCAAGTCGAGGTTGTCGATCACCGCATCGGCCACTTCGGACATGCTGAGGTGTTCGGCAAGTTCATTGTGGTCGATGTCCATCTCACGGGCGAGGGCCCTAACGTCGATCTCATAGGCGAGGCTGCTGAGGTCGATCTGCTCAACGATGTCGTTGATGAGGTCCTCGCCACGCTGATCCACGATTCCGTTGACAAGGTTGGATCCGTGGTTGTCGATGATTGCCAAGGCGAGCATCTCAGTGTGTACTTCGGGCCCGAACAGCGGAGCCTCGTTGGGGGTCAAGGTAGCCTTGAGCGAAGCAAGCGAATCGGCAGACAGGGTGATGTTCAGTTCCATGGTGTTCTCTTTCTGCTTGGTCTAGAGTCTAGACCGTTCTGTGATTGTCAGGGAAACACTCCCCAACACGATGAATGGTACTCGAAAAGCCAGACTTGTCAACAGGTCCAGTACTTTGCGGACACGGCCTGTTCGATCTTGGTGTAGATGGGCCCAACGTTCTTCTCCAAGGCGTCAACGAGACGCTCGGGCATGTTCTCTCCGTACCGCCACTCCATGTCCGACCACTCGGTTGAGTACAGGATATAGACGGGCGTGTAATCGATGATGTCGATGGGTTCTTCACGAAGGCCCTTGAACTTGACCTCGATGGTCATATTCAAGTAACCCAGATCTCCGGCATCAACCACGATCATAAAGTCACGGGTGAAAATGACGGACTGGTGCTTCATTGGTTTCCTTTCAGAAGTGTTCGTGGCTGTCGATGCGGACGATGCCCATGATGCAGGGCAATCCAGAGTCGCCCGGTTCCATTCTGTACGTTTCTAGCACAGCCTCGGCTGCTTCGGGTGCCGAGAACGCATACACATAGTGGATCTTGCCATCCGAATCGTCCGCGAAGATGATCTTGAACATGTACTCTCGCATGGTGGTCTCTCTTTCTTGGTATAGAGTCTAGACAATCAGCAGTCACTGATGACGAACTTGGAGCCCTTGTTGATCTTGCCCTTGGCACGAAGGCCGACAATGTGGCCCTCGGGATCGAGACAACGGAAGTCGTGAGCGTCGCCATCGAGGATGGGGAACCCACGGTACTCTTCTGGCAGGGGTTCTTCCTTGCGAATGGAGAACACGACAGCCGCATTGCCACCGTGGCGCATGAATGTCTCGCACTCTTCCCAGTTATGGCCGGAGTGGGACAGTGTCAGGTCTGGCCCTTCCCAGTTAGAGTCGAGGGAACCCATGGCACGTTGGAATGACTTGGTGTAATCGTAGTTATACGCCGAGAAGTGATACAACGGTGGCGCGATGGTCTCCCACGGAATATCAGACAGCACGTTGGACCTGAAGGCGAAGGACAGACCATCGTTGTCGTGCCTGCGGTGGGCGGCCTGAAGATCCATGTAGACCCTGCGAAAGAACTCGTAGGGATGCTCCATGAGGAACTTGGTCTTCCGGATCCGGGCCTCCTGCACATTGGAGAACTTGGATCGGCCTGCGGTGATGCCCAGACATGCGGCCTCACACTCGGGGCTACGCCACGGACACACTTGGTAACCGGAGGCCCCTGCGGGAGCCAACGTCAGCCCGTAGATGGGCACGGTACCCTTGGCCAACTTGGTGTTGGCACCGGGCTCCGTCAGCAGCGTGTTCTTCCAGAGCGGCCTGAAGGGGATCTTCTGAGGCCCGGGCCGTGGGTTTTGCACAGACCGGATGTGATGCTCGAGGGCTTGTTCAGCGGCCTTGCGGATGGTTGCCCACTTGGGAGCAGCGGCAGACAGGACGTTCAGTTGCAGCATGGTGTTCTCTTCCTTTCGAGTTCGGTCTAGAGTCTAGACACGGATTGGAGCGGTGAAGCAACGCGCCTCACTTCAAGTATCTTACCTGAGAATCAGACATTGTCAACTGGCTTGTAAATGACGTTCTTCTCGGACCACTTGGCCAGAGCGTCAATGTTGGCGATGCACTCACAGGCGACGTCTCCGCTGTGGCCCTCGCTTTCCCGTTGTTCTCGATACCGCAGGAGGGCATGGCGAACCACGGGCTGATTGATGTACAGGTCTAGGAGCAGTCTGGTGAGTTCGATGTCCATGGTGTTCTCTCTTTCTTATTCTGACTCTGGAGTGTGATCGACAAGCGAGACCTCAGAAATAGCCACAACATCTTCCGCATTGATTCGGTCTTCGCAGAGGTTCCTAAACTGTTCATCGTTGAGGACCACGATGGAACAGCCATCGAGCGTTGACCAAGTTTCTCCATCGGAGAGGACAATAATCGTGTGAGTCTTCATGGTGTTCTCTCTTTCTGTCTAGAGTCTAGACTGATTAGGCTTCAACGGTCTTGAAGGTCTCGAAAGCGTTATCAAGGACACCTTGGATCAGGTGCCGGACTTCCAACTGATTAGTGGTCGAATACCCCATGGCATCGAGGATCTGCCGCTTGAACTGGAAGAGTTGATCCGGGGTCCACTGGTCGATCTTTCCCAAGTAGAAGTCAGACCGTGTATCCAACCAGTGCATGATCTGATCGGCCTCCAGACACCACCCACAGACGATCAGGGTGTCTGCGAACTTGTACATGCTGTTGACGTTGCTGAGGGTCATTGTTCTCTCTCTTTCTGTCTAGAGTCTAGACCAGACCACCGTGGCCTGCTCTCGACTCACTTCAGTAGTATACCTCAGGATACCCTATTGTCAAGTACCAAAGGTTCTACCTATTGGTGATACAGTAGTATCTACCTAAGTTAGTACTTCTACTAGTCTTCTTTCTTATACCTGTATTAGTCTTGTATATAAGGACTATAGGGGATACTAAAGGTTATACCAAAGGGGAGTACAGAGTCTAGACCTGAAGTCAGCGAATAGCGTTCCAGCGATGACAGTGAATCATGTGAATCTGGAACGTCTTGAACGAGTGGCGGTTCCCCGTGATCAGCGAGTAGTGATGACAGTGAAACCTCCGGTTTCCCGTTGGTCGGGTCCGTGGGCATGCCCGGTCTAGACTCTATACAATGCCAAAGAATAACCCCGGCTACCCTGAGGGTAACCGGGGCTACGTTGGGGTCTAGACTCTAGACTCAGTCTGCGTCTTCCTCCGACGCCTCTTCAGCGGCCTTCTGTGCGGCCTTGATGCGCCGAGCGGCGTGGTCCAGTAGAGCCAGTGCGGCGGCATGGTCATCTTCCGCGTACTTCATTGCGGCCTTCGCAAGCGCCTCGATCATGGCATCCCGTGACTTACCCTCACTGGATCCCTTCGCGGCCTTGCGGCAGTTAGCGAGGGAGGGAGCCACGGCTTCATCGCCGGATTGCGCATCGGTGGCCATCCGTTCAATCTCAGGGCGGGCACCCTTCGCGGCACTGGCGATGCACCGGAGGCCTTCCATGGGGAAGAGGTTCGCACGTTCCGTCCCCAGTGCCGCGTAGGCGCACCCGATGTCCCGCAGATAGTACACCGTGGCCTTAGCGATATCAGCGGCGGCAAGGGTCCGCGAAACGTACTTCGCCAAGTCAAGGCCGTATGCAAGGTGGACACCCTCAGCGTAGGCGGCATGGATGGCAATTGCGGCCTTCCGCGAGGCTCCATCGACGCTACGCGCGGCCTTCACCATGGTGGCCTCAGCGGCCTTCTGGGACGCGCTCAGGGTCACTTCATCGGTAGCCTTGGGTGCGGTGGCCTTCGGTGCGTTCTTCGTGGTGGTCATGGTTCTATCCTCTCAGTGCTGCCCCGGTTCAGGTCCACCGATCCGCATGGATCCGTCGTGGCCGTTCCCGTAGGCTCATGCATGGTACAGCATCGGCGGAACCTGTCAAGGGCCTATAGTAGAAATATCTAAGATAAATAAACGGGGAAGCGGACCCACGGTCTAGACTCTATACCCACCCCTACCCCCCATCGGTCCACCTAATGCATACCCATAGGCTATGCAATGGGTGCGCTTATGCAATGCACACGGGCTATGCAATGGATGGCAGCGGGCCTCGCCACGGGCCACCCCCATGGGGGGGCT